GCGCCGGTGGCCGTGTCGTAGGCCATTGCCGCGGCGCGACCGATCTCGCCGTGCAGAGCGATCTCCCGCGCCTGCGATGCTGCCAGGTCGTCGTACTGCTCGATCAGGCGTGCGGCGGCCTTCTCTGCATCGGACACTTCCTTGTTCGCGGACCGCTGCGCACCGGCTGCCGCGCGCGTGGACTCGGCCAGGCGCCGCTGAGCACTGGCCAGCTCGTCGCGGTTGTTGATCAGCGCGCTGCCGGCGGCGATTACGCGCTGGACGTTCGGATCTTCGCGGTTGCTGAAGTCGATCTCGCCGCTTCGCTGGAGCCGCCGGAACTCGTCGCGGACATCCAGCACCGCCACGTCGCGGGCACTTTTGCCCAGACGCTCGATCTGGCCGCGCACGCTCTGCGCTTGGTCCTGCATCTTTTGGAGGGCTTTCTGCGCCTCTTCGCCAAGTTCGCGATACCCGCCCGCTTGGTCCCGCAGCCCGCCTGCAGCTGCCGCAGCGCCCGGCGCGGTGCCGGCGTTGACGCGGTTGAACCCCTCGACGCGCTCGCTTGCCCGCTGGCTTGTCTGCGCGTTCTGCTCCCAGTTGGCGGCAAGGTCGATCAGCAGGTTCCGCATGCCTTCGCCGCGGCCGCGCTGGTTGAGGTAGGTTTCCAGCGCATCCGAAATGCGCCGCGACCCTTCCTCTACGCTGAGGGTGCCGGCCCGAACTTGCTCGTCGATCTCGCGGAATACCGTGGCGACACCTGTGCCGCCGACGTTCTGCGACATCGTGGCCACGGCTTCAGCCATCGCGTCCGATGCTTCGCGGATCTCTGCCTGGGCATCCCGCATCGCCTGCATCTGCTGCGCGGCGCCCAACTCAGTGAACTTGGCCAGAACTTCGTCGAGGGGGCCGGCCATGTCGCGGAGCGCCTTCGTGGCCTCCGACGAGTTGTCTCGGAACAGCAGCCAGCCGGCGGCGACCGTGCCGACCGTCAGGGCCAGCCCGACCGGGCCACCCAGTACGCCCATCAGGCCGCGCCCGGCAGCTGCCGCTATGTTGGTGGCACGGGCGTACGCGGTCTGAGCCTGCGCGGCTGCAAGCGTGGCCTGCCGTTCGATCAGGAGCGCGTTGGCGAGGGTGCGGGACTGGCGGGCGCTCTCAGCGGTGCCGCGTGCAGCGGTCATGCCCGCCTGCGCTCGGCGTAGATCGGCCTGCGCCTTGAGCTGCCCGGCCAGGGTCGCGTCACGGATCGCAACGGCCTCGGCAATCGCTGCCGCGCGACTCTGGACCATCCCAACGGCCGACGCAGCCGCCGCTTGGCCGATCTGCACCATCTTGCCGGCAATCGCTCCCAGCGCGGCTGCTCCGCCTACCGTGGCGATGGCCTCCATGTTCCGGGCGACAGCGCCGATTCCCGCTGCGATGGTGGATGAAGCGCCCGCAACGTCATCCGACTGGCCGATGAAAATCTGGAACGCCGTGCGCAGGTTCGTCATCGACTGGGAGATGGTGGCGTCCATCGTCCCGAACGAAGCGTCTACCGCGCTCGCCTGCCGCTGCAGGGCGACGATCACCTGATCGGCCGTCAGCTCGCCGGCCTTGCCCATCTCGCGCAGCTTCCCAATCGGCACCCCAAGGCCATTGGCAATTGCCATCGCGAGCGCGGGCGCCTGCTCGAGCACAGAATTCAGTTCTTCGCCGCGCAGCACGCCTGACGCGAACGCCTGCCCCAGCTGCACAAGCGCCGCCTGTGCGCCCTGTGCTGACGTGCCAGAGACGACCATCGCCTGACTGATCGTCTGGACGATATCGGCCACGCCTTGGCCGGAAAGCCCTAGCGCTTCCTGATTCTGCGCGATGCGCTGATACAGCTCTGCCGTGGCGTCCAGCGGCTGACGGGTCTCCTGCGCGATCCGAAGCACGTTCGCCTGCGCGGACGCAAACTCGGCAGTTCCATCCGTTACCAGACGAAGCCGGTTGTTGAGGTTCGTCCAGCCGTCGGCCAGCTGCGTCAGCTGCCCCAATCCGAGCGCGGCGGCCGCGACGGACGCATACCGCATGACCGCCTGCGAGCTGGCCTGGATTGCGGTTGCGTGAGTGCGCGCGGCCGATGTCTGCCGATCCCAAGACCGGGTAGCCTCGGAGCCGCCCTGCTGGATCGACTTGAAATACTGGCCGCCCATGCGCGACGCGCGGTCCATCTCGCGCTGATATTTGGTCGTGTCCGCCGAGACGGAGACGATCAGTTCGCGCAGTGAAGTCGCCACTCAGCCTCTCTCCCAAAGAAAAAGGGCCGCCCTTCGGCAGCCCTCTCGTGGTGACACTTGATCTAGCGTTACTTGGCTTCGATGCCCTGCCGCCGACCGATCAGTTCAAGCCAGACCAGCGCCGTTCCGAGCCTCATAACGGCCCACGAAAAACCGACCGACCATGCCGTAGAAATTCCGATCATCCACAGCATTGCTGTGTTGACCTCCGAGCCCACGCCGGAGAACCGGCTGTATGTCGGCCGCTCGCCGAACACGAAAGCGGCAATGACCCCTGCGGCCAGCGTTAGCAGGATCATCAATCCGCCGATGAGTTCCAGAGCTGCGCCAGCGCCAGACGGCATCACGATCTGCCTAACAGCGGGCTTGTCCGGCTCGCTCGACACCTTGCTCGTGCTCTCTTGCATTCCCAGCCCTCCATGTGTGGAGAGCGAGTATCGCATCACCCGCCCATCAGGCTATTGAGCGCTGTATCCGGGTCATCCCCGGACGCCTCGCCCCAGCGGGGCATCAGGTCCGAAATCTTCCCGCCGCCCATCGCCGATGCAACTTGCGCCGCGTGGAAGTCCTCGCGGTCAAAGCCGATCGGAGACTCCCGGTTGCGAGCCATCCAGAGCACTAGTTCCGCCGGCTCCATCGTCTCGCGCAGCTCCTTGAGCGTGCGGCCCATCCGGAGCGCGAGGTCACACAGAAATCGCAGGTCCGGTTCCTGCGTCAGTCGTTTCCCGCTTCGGCTACCTCGTCCTTTCCGGCGTTGATGCCGGACAGTTCGAACGCCTTGTCGACGAGCCGGCCATGCACGTCTGAGAACGAGGCTGCAACGTCGTCCGCGTCCCGGTCGGTCAGCTCGCGCTTGCCGGCATCGTTGAACAGCGTCCGGACGAGAACCAGCGCGGTGGCCGGAATCACGTTCACCGGCACCTCCGACGCCTCGCCCGGCTCAAGCCCGGCGGCATCACGCGCTCGAGCGATGGCCGCCCGGTAGTCGATCCAGTCGCCGGCCGTCATCTGCCGGATGGTGACGGTTACGGGCTTCCCGTCCTGCACCCACTCGGGAACGGTGACCCGCTCGTGCTTGAAAGGCGCGAGCGGGGCCGTAGCGAGGGCGCGAATGCCCTGCTTGGTTGCCATCAGGGAACGTAGGCCGCGCGCACGATCGCGGAAACGATCGCGACGGTGAAGGTGGCGTTCCACTTGCCGTTGACGCTCGACTCTTCCGAAGTCTGCGTGATCACGCCAACGAAGCGCGCCTCACGGTTTCGGCTGTCGATGACGCGGAACACATGCCGGTCGCCGGATTCCTCCGCCGCGCGCAGCAGGTCCTGGGCCTCGTCGCCATCGAAGTAGTTGCCCGAGAACGTGGCGGTGCCGTTGTCCTTCAGGCCGAAATCCTTCTCGACCACCTCGGAGCAGAACGTCGAGACATCGATCTCGGTGCGCTGGCCGCCAGCGCGGTTGTAGCTGTTGAGCGTGCAGCCGAGCGCGATGTAGTCATCATCGTCGAGCGGCGCAGCGGGCAGTGCATCGAGGGCAAGGGCCGAGATCATCAGCTTGGTGCCCTGGCTGCGCGTGAACTTGGAAGCCATGGTGTTTCCTCTCAGTCAGGAGTGTTGGTGGTGACGGCGACTTCCCACGACACCCGGTGCAGCTTGGTGTCCTGTTCGTACGCGCTCGGGAGCCGGCGAATCGAATCGACGGCGAAATCTGGGCCTTGCGGTTTGAGGGCGTGGAAGACCTGCCACGCAAGCGCCGTGGCCTCACCGCGGCTCGCGGCCCAGCAGTCGATTTGCACGCTGCCTTCGTCGCTGCCGTCTGGGCCGCAGAACGTTACGCCGAGCTCGCCGCCCATGTGGAAATGCGTGATGTATGGGCGCGCGACGGAATCCGGCGCGACGCCTCCGTACACGCGCCCGCCGGCCAGCGATTTCAGCCGGCCTTGGATCAGTGTTTCGATCATCGGCGCCCCAGCTCTTCGTCGATCGCAGAGCCCAGTCGGTTGCGCACCGCGTCGGCGATCTCTTCTTCGTTGCCGTCCCATGTGGGACGGATCCACGGCCGCGG